TCTGCAAAAACGTAGGCAATATAATCTTCCGTATTTGTATTTACCTCGACAGCATTACCGAGACTAAACACAGAACTAGTCGGGGCTGTATCGTTCCACCTATTTACATTATCAGCAACAGCATCGGTTGTATTTAGAACCAGATAATCAGTTTCCGCATCAGAAGCTACGCCGCTATGATAAACCTGCCACGCATCGGAAGCGTCTCTGTTCTTGACAATAATTACGTCAGGAGCAAGGCCAAGCCCATGCCCCACAGTCGCCCCGCTTGTAGCATTACCGGTATAGCCGACAATGCTAAACCCAGACGTGGTATTAACCGACGCCGTGCTGGTGATGCTGCCATCAGAATTGCTACTGCCGCTGGTGCCGTCTGCTGCCCACTGCCATGCAACGTAGTTGTTGCCTCGGTTTATCGCTTTAGTCGAGTTGTCATCGTCAAGCGTGAAGCCGTCGCTGTTGAAGCTAACAAGTTGGTCGGTTAGTGTATCCTCAGATGCGAGCCGAATCGTAAGCCGCTTGTAAACGCCGCGAACCTGATCGAACAAGTGATGTTGGTTTGCGGCAATTCGGTCTTTGATCCACACGAGTCCGGGCGAAAAAGTGCTATTGCCCGACTGATTTATTTCATGCCCGTCAGACGAATTGCCGGTATACAGCGTCGTCTGAAAATACGCCGAGCCGTCAGCGATTGCAGGTGTGGGCAGGTTGGCGGTGTTTAGTGCGTTAAACCCGGTCGGTGCGGTATAGGTCCAAGTGTCTTCAAGGAAATAAAACGTACCCTGATTGCTATACCACCCAGTGAATAAAGGCTGCCAACTCTCACCTGTTGGGATGCTTTCCAGTGATGCGTTGGTTCCTGCCGCTGGATCACCAGCAGGACTGCCCATCCATGTGCCGTTCTTGCCGAACCACAGCTTCCCGGCGTCAGCATCAAAGGCGAACATTATGTGATCGCCGTTGCCAAAGGTCACATAGGTTCCGCTGTCCACAGTAGATGCTGACTCATCTTTGTAATAGGCGATGCCCGTGTAACCTTCGATGTGTGCAGTACGCCGTTCGTAAGCGTAATAAATCGGGGCCGTGTTGTCGCAAATGCCCGGGGACATACGCTGGTCCCTTGAGCCGCCCGAGGTGTACGCCATCTCCCAGTACCACTTGCCCGTGGTCATAGCCAACGTGCCACGGCAGCTCTGGTACGACGCGCTGCTGGTAGCAGTGGCAACAAGGTTACCGTCACTCAATATCACGTTGCCGCCCGCTCCACCATTATCGAGAAAGTTCATGGTGCAGCTATTGGTTGTCGGCGTATCAGCAACCTGATCGTCGCTGGTTATCCCTGACGGTGTGAAGTCGTTGCCATTGCCACTTACGTCGGTGCCGAGTGAACCGCTGTCCGCAAAGTCGAGATAGAAGCCGTTGGTGCCATACGTCCCGGCATAGGCTTTCGGAACCCAAACGCCGTCTCTGTTGTACTCACCGAAGTCGCTTGGCGTTAGCTGCTGACCATCTACCACAATGACTTCCGCCATGTATCCGTCGAACGGTTGGTTGGTAGAGGAAAAGCCGAGAAACTGCGCGACGCCCTGCCCCAAATTCTGATCGCTGTTCTGCGCCGGGTACGCACTCCCAATGAAGGTTTGCTCCACCTCGTTAACGTACAGCTTCAAGCGATCTGCTGCTGTCGCTTGTGTTGTATCTATCGCGAGCACGATATGATACCAAGCCGACATGTCCCGAAACACGGCATTCGTGACAAGCGTCCCGCCTGTAGTATAGATAGACAGTTTGTGATTAGGATCGAAGTTAATAAAGAACCCGAACCCGGCTGTTCCGAACAAATAATGGCCGTGCGAACCCGCGACGCCAAGCTGCGTTCGCTTTATCCACCAAGAAAAGGTATAAATGCGTCGGGACGTTGGCGCGACCCCCGGAGTCCAGCTCATATAAGACGTGTCTGGCCGATCAAACCGGACCGACTGGTCGATGGTGTAAACGCCGCCAGCACCAGATGCACCTGCAACTATGTCGTTTTGAAAAACCATTTATATTTAGTCTTTTTCTTTGTTATCTTCTTTAATTAAAGAATCAGTCAACATTTTTACAAAAGCACTTTTACCAACTTCTAACTGGTCTACATTAAATCTGGCAGAAGAAAGTTTACGATCTAGGTCAGCAATATGGTTTACATATAGCTGTTGTTCTTCAGTCATGTCTTCGTATTGATATTCTACGTCATCAATAATAATTGGGGTTTTTTCATTTTTTCCCATTATCATTCTCCTTTTGTTTATGTGTTAAGTTAAGCTGCCCAAGGGGTGCCACTACCCTCCGTAGGATTTTCGAGAAGCTGCAACTGAGCAGCTATGTTTGCTTCGATAGAAGCTACTCCTTCTGCGCCGATAGCGTCCTTCGTCCACTGTAGTGCCTGTGCTTCAGTAATGTCAGCATAGGGTGTAAAGTTAGATAGATCGTCAGTTGGAATATTTACTGATCCATAAACTCTAGCCTGATTGCCTTGATCGTCAGCATCAATGCACTGCCAATGAGAATTATTTACTACATCTGTTTCACCGTCTAGTGATACAGCATAATCTAGTTGTACGATTGACCAAGTAATTGCCATTTTATTTATCCTTTAATTTAGCTTATGTTAAGAGTTGCAACAGCATGAATTGCTGTAGTAGTATATACGATATAATCAATTCTGTCAACTGCTCCTGCAGCAGTAGACAATGTAGGTGCAGTACCACCAGCAAATTTCCAATAAGAACCAAAAGACAATGTTCTTGATCCTGTACCGTCCTGCACAACAAAGATACTGCCTGTCTGACCTGCATCAATATTACTTGGATTAGCAAGCGTACGGTTGCCACCAAGAGTTACAGAGAAGTTCTGATTAGCATCAAAGTCAGGAGTGATGGTTGCACCATCTGTTAGTGTACCAATATCTGCTTTAGCCGCTTTGGTTATGTGGAGTTGTTTTGCAGGTGACGAAGTGCCAATACCAACGTTTCCGCTGCTATCGATGCGCATACGTTCAGCAGAATTTGTTTGCCAATACAAAGCATTTATCGATGCATCACCACCAAATCTATTTGCAGTCCCGCCAAACTGAAGATATTCTTGACTAACAATTCGTATAGCACCATTTACATCTAATGGAACCGCTGGTGACGCAGTACCAATACCAACGTTTCCGCTGGTGGAGATTGCCATTTTTACATCACCACTGGTATTACCACTAAATTCTAAAGTACCAGTTGTAGCTTGGTTTCTAATTCTCCAATTGAGAACATTCGCTTGGCCTAAAATCAAAGCCGCTGTATCGTTTTGTCCGACACTAACTTGTAAACCGGCAGCCCCAGAAGCAGCTCCAGCAGCAGAGGCTTGCAGTCTTGTAACAGTCGTCTCACCAGCCGAGAGGGCATTGTTGATAGTTGTTATCGTCTGTGAATTAAGATTTAAATTACCGCTTGATGCTCGGATATATGCATTAGTATTACCAGACCCACCGGAGTCGTACCAAGCAAGATAATTGGTGTTAGGCAATGCAATATCTATGGTTGCGTTAGACGTGCCGCCGCTAACCGCAATACCTGCTGTGCCTGAAATTTCACCACTAGCCGTCAGCGTCGTGACGGTCGTAGCGCCAGCGGAGAGGGTGCCGGTGGTGGTGATGTTGCCGTCTTGAAAATCAAATGCACCGGCGGCACTAACTACTAAGAGATTTTCTGTTCCTGTAACATCATAAAGCAATAAATTGCCGCTGTTCGTTACATTCAACAAATACTCTTGTGCGGCACTGGTGTTGTTTAGTTGTACCCCCGCTCCACTATTTGATCCTTGAACCTTAATGCCACCAGATGTAATAGCACCAACAGAAAGCGTCGTCGCGCCAGCCGAGAGGGTGCCATTAACGTCTAATTTTGCGGAAGGTGACGAAGTACCAATACCGACGTTGCCGCTGTTGTCGATGCGCATACGTTCTGTAACTGCACCATCAATTCCCGCACCAGTATTAATTTGTTCAATTTTCAGAGCAGTGCCGCCAGTGCCAGTGCCATACCTAATACTTGGTGTGATTGCAGTTCCCCCAGAGTACATTCTAATTCCCGGAGTAAATGCAGTGCCTTCAATATTAAGGATTGGATTAATGCTGCCAACAGTTTTTAGATGAAGTGGAACGGTAGGCGAACTCGTCCCAATACCAACATTACCTGAAGTGTCCATAGTAATTCTATCAGCCGCACCAGTGCTATCACGAATTACAAAGTCACCTGATGAACCTTTAGATTGAATTAAATGTGTACGAGTACCAGTAGATATAGCAAGTTCAGCAATGTCTGACGCAGTACTTCCAGTTACTTTAGTGCGAGTTTGAAGTGTGCCACTTGCAGCTTGGCTTTCAAATTGGGCTACTGGGGAAGTAGTCCCAATACCGACATTGCCGCTGCTGTCGACCACCATACGGACTGCATTATCTGTGGAGTCATAAAGACGCCAGTCACCAGAACTAGGAATGTATTGCAGCCAACTTCTTGTGCCTGTTCTTTCTAAAAGAAAACCAACAGTGCTGCTAGCAACCTTTAAGCCACTTGTGCCATCAAAGCCATCAGTATTTGTACTCCCTACCAGCAAGTTACCGCTGCTGTCGATACGCGCACGTTCTGTGCTGCTATCAGAAAATATTATTTGATTAGAGTTGGCTGAATCTATAACAAGAGCGGTAGTATCAGCATAAATATCGGCGTATGTTGTACCATTTGTTTGAAGTCTAATTTCACCACCACTAGTACCATTAATATCAAGACCTGCATATCCAGACCCCTCTATATCTAATAAAACACTTGGACTGCTCGTACCAATACCGACGTTGCCACCGACATTAAGTGTACCGCCAATTGATGCAGATGTAATAACTGTTAGTGTATTAAATGTTCCACTATCAGCAGATACGTTACCTTCAATGATTGCATTGATTGAAGTAATTGCTGCTGCATTAATTGATGTTAAAACAGAAACTGCCGCAATATTTGTATTGCTATTTCCAATACTTGTAGCAAGAGTAGCTGAAAGTGCTACAGCATAATCACTTACTGAAGTAATTCGTGTATTTGCAGTAGCAATGCTTGTTGCTAATGCAGCAGATGTAGCAGCTAGTTCTGCTGAAGTTGCAAAGTTACTTCCATCACCTAAGATAGTATTAATACTTGTAATAGCTGCTGCATTTACACTTGTAAGTGCAGATACATTTGAAATTACAGAATTAATTGAAGTAATCGTTGGTCCTACAAATGATGTAGCACTAACTGTACCACTTACTTGAATACCATATGGAAAATCTGCATCTTGACCATCTGCTAAAGTAAGCATTGAAAAAGAACCAGTATTTGTTAATTTAATTTCATTACTTTGAACAAATAAACTACCAGTTCCTGTTTCTTTAATTACAGAATTACTACCATTATGAACTATTTGTAAATCATTTCCTGTTCCAAAATTTAATGTAGCATCATCAGGAAAACTAGCTGCACTAACAACTGTTAGCTGATTAACTGTATATGCAGATACTGATACAGGAGCAGTTGGTAGGTTGGTTAAATTTGAACCATCACCATAAAATGAAACGGCTGAAACATTGCCTGTAAAAGTACCATATGTTGCTGAAAGAGTTGTTTCAACAGCTAGTCGATATACTCGCAATAAAGATACACTAACAGATGTAAAGCTAAGTGTAGAAGATTTAAGATCAGTTGCTGAAATTGTAATTGCAGTAATATCACTTGCATTTAGATAATCAATACTAACTGATGTACCATAAAACTGTGTTGCTCTTAAATCTGAAATACTTGCACTAACAGCAGTTAATCCTGAAATATCTGCGATACCACCGCTTACATTATAAGCTGTTGTTGCATTAGTAGCAGATACTGCAAAGGTTGCACTATCAGCACTTGTAGCAAAAGCTGCACTTGAAGCAGATACAGCAAAAGAAGCTTCTCCTGCACTTGCAGCATATGAAGCACTAGATGCAAAGGAAGCACTAGCTGCAAAGTTAGCATTAGTAGCTGAAAGAGCAAATGAAGCATTTGTTGCTGAAGCTGCAAATCCTGCTGATGTAGCAAAAGTTGCTGAAGCTGCTACAATTCCAGTTAAATTTGAACCATCACCATAATATTCAGTTGCTGAAATATTCCCACTAAATGTTGCATTAGCACCTGAAATATCTCCTGCTGAAACTGTTCCTGTAAATGTTGCAGAAGAACCAGTAAGTGCACCTGAAACACTAACTGTTGAATTAAATGTTGCGGCTCCTTCAATAACAGCAGTTCCGCCAATTGAAGTATCTGAACTAAAGTCTGCTGTTGTTCCTTTAAACGTACCACCAATAAATTCAGATGCACGAATAGTTGGAACTGAAACACTTGTACTAACTGCAGTAGCACTTACAACCTGACCTACTGCATTAATTTCAAGATTTGTTAATGGACCATATGTACCAGATACAACTCCAGTAGTATTAAGAGCAATAGTAGGATTACCTTCAGTACCATCTCCATTAGTAATCGAAACACCTGTACCGCCTGTAATCGTTCTACCATATACATTACCTGCACTTACAGCAACAATACCTGTTGCACCTGTAAGGTCAGCTACTGCATTAAGTGTAGAAGCATTAGCTGTAAGTGTTACTCCATTAAGCTGAAAATTACCGTTAATATTTACTGCTGAATTACTAAGCTGTAGAGCAGAGTTAGTTCCATTACCGTCCTGAACTGTTTGAACAGTTCCTGAAAGACCACTATTATTACTTCCTACCTGTAGGAGTTGCTTATAACTATTTGAAATTTGTTTACCAGTAAGTGTTGCCATTATATTGTGTTCCAGTAACTTTCTGTTTCTTCCCAGTTAGTGTTTGCATTTTCCCAGTCTTTATTACGTTCAGCATAAAGAGGAGGACGTGGGTTTTTAATAAACTCGTCATCACGTACATTGGGTACACGATTTTGTGGATGGTTCTTTAAATCATAGGCACCTTCATAATCGGTAGGGCAAACAAGCATACCGTAACTATTAAACTTCATGTTACGATAAGGATATTCAAACCCACAAATATCACATTGTGCTAATGCCCTTTTTGTACTTGCCATTAAACTATTCTCAATCGAGGTACAATTTTAAGATTTGACCTTTCTCTGTCTTCGTCCATTGCACGAGTAAGACGTTCTTCATATTCCATTTTTAGCATTTGAATACGTCCACCATCTACACCGGGACGTTTCATTGACATTTGATATGCAAGTCCTGCAGCAAGGCAAGGAAGAAACCTACGTGAAATATCTGCTGTTTGTACTGCAGACTTGTTTACATCTTGAGTATACCTTACTTGTTCAATTTTTAAAAGGTCAGTTGTGTTTTCAGGTACAGGCCAAAGATAAAGAATTGGATTGTCACGATCACGCCTAATAGCGTACTGTGTTGGACGACCTGTTTGACCCTTGCGTGGAATCTTTAGATATTCTTCCATTGTAATACGTTCAATTTGAATGTCAGTATCATCACGATTTACTGCAACTTCAAGAACGTCAATAGTGCTGGAAGTTAGTGCATATGCAGTTACACTAGTAGAAACTGAAACAACAGTAGTATTGGCAGTCCAAAGAAGAATACCACGGTTCTGCCAATCCTGTAGAAGCAAGTTAATTGAACGGCGAGCAGACTTAGGTTCATGGCCTAGTGTTTGTTCACCACCAATCATTTCCATTGCTTCTTGAATAACTTCGTCAATATCCATTGAGAAGTTATATGTACCGCTAGTTGCCATTTAAAATTCCCTTATTTACGGACGACGTGCTTTTCTTTTTTGTGCAGCAGTAGAAAGATTTAACATTGATAGTTTATTATTTTTTGTTTTCTTTTTCTTCATTATCTTTTTAGCTGGTGCTTTAGTAATCTGTTGTTTAATATTAGAACGACCTATAGCCATTAGCACCTCCATCTCTTACGTGCTTGACGTAAACGGCTATTAGGGTCTTTAGCTGCTTTAGGAAATTGTTTCATTTGTCCTGCTGATCGTGCACAATATGACTTACGCCTTGCTGCTCTTTTACCTGTAGGTTTCTTTTCAGTTACAGCAGTTTGAAGTTTAGAACCGGGATTTTGCCTACGATATTTAGCTACACCCTTTTTAGTCATTCCAGCACCAGCTTTAGTGGGACGTTTGTCACCACTCTTGATGCTCATGCCTTTCATTCCTTTACCTGTGCTTTTACGTACAGCCATTATGTAACCTTCCTATAACGTCTTACTTTTTTAGCAATCTTCTTTGGTTGTTTAGCTACTTGTTTTCCTTTTTGAGTTGCTTGACGTTTAGCTTTTGTTGTAGCAGCATATTCTTTAGCACTAAGACTTTTAATAGCTTTCTCTGGTAAGTATCTTTCACCAGTAGCCTTTGGACCTTGTGTAGATGGCTTACCTGATTTAGTACGCCACTTTTGCTTTGTCCATGCTTTAAGACTACGCTGTGGCTTTTTAAGTGCCATAACTACTTACCTGCAATTGCCTTTGCAACTGACTTTACACGAGCAGTAACTGCTTTCATAAAACGCATCCATACGTGTACTGGACAATATTTACATTCACATACCATTTTATTTATATCCTCCACCAGATTCTTTATATCGTTTAGCAAGCATTTGTGCTTTTCTGGCTGACCATTGGCCGGGTTTACCGCCTTTACCACCAGACTTGATTTCATTAAAAAGACGTTTACGAAGAGTTGGTTTAGTATAGTTACCAGCTTCGTTAACGCTAGATACTGGACCACCTCCTTTACGCTTAGGCATTTTTGTACTGTTAGCCTTAGCTTTTCCTGCTTTACTTAAAGAAATTGCCACCGCTTGCTTTTGTGGTTTACCTTCCTTTACAAGCATTGAAATATTTTTACTAATAGTCTTTTGGCTTTTGCCTTTTTTAAGAGGCATTACATTCCCTTCTTTTTATATGGACCTTTACCATAACCTTTGATAGCAGCACCACAACCTAGTTTACCGCCATGCTTATAAGATTTAGATTTTACTTTGCCGCCTTTACGCATCATTTTACCTGCAGAACTAGCACGACCAACTCCAACATCTGAAGTTTTCATTTGTTCAGCAGCTTGATTAGAAGCTTCTTCTTTTTCTTTTTTATTACGATATAAAAGACCGGGAAGAAGTCCAATAGCAAATCCTTTATTCTTTCCTTTTGCTCTGCCAGCTACTGCTGGAATTAGTCCCATAAAATCTGTAGATTTCATTTACTTACCCTTTTTTCATTACTGCACCACCACCACGCATGGCAGCACCACAACCACGACCAACCTTACCGCCAGCCATGTACTTTTTCATAAACCCTTCTTCGCCTTTCATTAACTTTTTTTCGCTTTCTACTGGAACAGTGGTATAATTTTCCATCATTCCTTTAGATATTGAATTACCTTCTTTTTTCTTTTTCATTTTACCGTACATTAGTGTCTCCTTAGTTTGAATTTGGAATTAGTGTGTTATCTGCTCCAGCAGGTGAAGCTGGTGTTTGCATGTCGTCACGACGTGTTCTACGTGCTTGGTTACGCTGTAGATCAAGAATAACTGCATAACGCTGTTCGTACATTTGTGCTGCCTGATAGTCTCGTTGAAACATCATTGCTTCAATCATACAGGCAGTAAATAAAAGATCATAACAAAAATCTGTAAAGTAGTTAGTTTGTGTTGCTGAAGTAAGTGTCGTTGGACGTGACACATAAACAAATTCACCGTTATAAGTTGAAGCAGGTGTAGGAGCAACTAAAACTGTAGTATTATTTCTACGTGCGTAGTATTTTGGTTCTGAAGTTGAAGCAGAAACAGGCCAATAGTCATTAATAAATTCGTCAGTACGAAGAAGAATATTAATCTTTGTGCTGTTGCTTGTAAAATTAAAGTTTTTAATTACACGTGTACCACTTGGAAGTGTTACTTTATTATTACCACTTGAAACTGCAACTGACGTATATGTAACTAGCCCATAGTCGTCAAGGTCTTTGGTCAACCTTTCTTCTGCCCGATTAACGATGTTTGGTAAAAAGTTAACAAACTCCGTACCATCGTTTTCAGTGGCATTAATAATTTCAGTGGTAAGGTAGGTGTAATTAGCCATAGAATACAGCCACCGTAGCAGCAGATGTAGGTGCAGAAACTTTTACTATTCCGTTCATATTCATTCCTAGATCAGTAAAATAAATTTCTGAAGCATCATTTGCAGTTGTTAGAGTAAATTTAATATTATTACCCTTAATATTTCCATATGCATCTGTTGAAGTGCCAGTAATAAGGAAAGTACCTACACCAGTAGCAAACAAAGAACGAATGCGTGTATCGGAAACTGTTACACTTGATGTAACATCTAGAACTACACCGCTACCTACAACATATCCTTCACGAAGAGTTGTTGTCATATCAGCCTCTCATAAATGAGTATTAATACTTTTTGTATTATAACACTATTTTTGAAAATAAAAAAAAGGTAAGGAAGGAAGACGGAATAAATTTTACTTTAAACCGTCTTCCAACCCAACCTTACTTACTGGTTATTAGGAAGAACCAGAAGCACCATAGAAACCACGCCAATCGGACCAACCAAAGCTATAACGCTCACGTGCCTTAAAGCGTAGGTTGCCGGTGTCGAAGTCAGGTTCCATCTTTGTCTGTAGTGGTGCACGGACAAACATCTTTGCGCCATTTGGACAATCGGTGCGTAGGAACCAAGCATTAGTGTCAGTAAAGCGACGGTTGACAAAGAAACCCTTTGGAACCATGCCCTGATTACGAATGCTGTTAATGTCATTTACATTGGTGGCACCTACAGAAGTATCGTTGGGGTTTACACCAATTGTGGTTGACATTGTGCTGTTTAGAATCTGATCAGCGGTAAAGATTAGATCGGAAGGAACGTGTAGAGAAACTGCACGTAGACCGATTAGAATACCACGATCATCCTTTGCCTTTGAAATGGTGATTAGACCAGTTTCCAGAGAAGCTTCTGAAAGGTCAGTAGCACCAAGAGTGTTGGACTGATTACCAGCACCTACAGTGGGGTGGCTGGAAGAAAATAGTGCAACACCGTCACCGCCTAGATAAGCACCGTTAAAGCCGTTGTTGAAAACGTCTGCAGCCTTTACCTGCTTGGTGTTTGCCATTGCACGGGCTAGACCACGTGCACGTAGCTTGGCAAAAGTGTCATATAGGTTATCTTCCATAGCTTCTTCAGTAACTGCAAAAGCAAGGCTGATTGTCTCGTGAGTATAACGAGCAGTATAACCTTCCTGTGCATCATCGTACTGAACTGCAGCACCTTCACCCTTAACAGGTGCAGTGCCAAAGCCGGTGAATAGAACTTCTTCTTCAAATGCACGATCTGACTGTTCTGCATCGAATAGTGGAGCATGTTCGTTGTCCACATCGGTGTATTCCATGCCAAATACAGCATTTAGACCGGGAAGAAGTTCCTTTGCAATACTTGCGCGATTAATAGCCATTCTATATTACTCCTTCCCTATTAGTTCACTGAAGAGTCTGCAGAGATGTAAGCATCAACATGCTTAACAATGCGAACTTCAAGTTTAGGATAGGCACGTTCAGTATTAACGTTAATGTCGTTGCCCGGTTCGTCAAGAACGGCAATGGGGCGTAGCATGGCAGTACCAGTGGTACGAGTGCTTGCATCAATGCCAAAGCCTGAACGACCAGTTACAGTTGAACCTGATCCTAGTGTTACGTTAAAGTTTTGTGAGTTAATATCACCAATTGAAACTGAAGCGTCAGCTTGAATAATAAAAGTGGCTGAAGGATTATCAACAACATAAGCTACTGCTTCTGTTACTGAAGTACCTGAAGGCCAATAAGCTGACCACTTTGGTTCGCCATTAGCGACATAACTACAACCCATGAAAACACCCATAGCTTTCTGAGTTGTAGTGGTAAGGACGTTTACGTACCCTGCAGCATTGACGACAATATCGCCAGTAAAAATATTGGCAGCATAACCGCTGGCAATTGGATACTCGTTGGCACCTGAACTGTTAGGACCGGCACCGCGAATGCGTGAAGGGCGTAGACCGTCAAGTGCTTTTGTAGTAGACATATTTACACTTTCCTTTCTATGCTATACGATTGACAATAAACACAAGACAGTCTAGCTTAAACCCAGCTTAATCTTGAAAACGAGGTTGTCTGCCTCGACTTACTTGTGTGCGACTCTGATTTGAAATCGGCATACGAGAATTGTTGTCCCGCATTAGCTGTGCATTAACGGCATCAACCATTTCTCGGCTGCGATTTTCATAAAATTCTTGACGTGATTCGGCTAGTTCTTGAGGCATTTTTGCCAGTGCTAAATCTCCACGACAGATTGTACCTGAATAACGTCCATTTTCTCGCACGACTGAGGACTGAATCATCTCTGGTGCTTCTTCCGTAGAAACAAATTCCCAACCTTCGTTTAGACGCTTGCCTACATTCTGAACATCGTCATTACCCTTTAGAGAAATGCGAATCCAGCGTAGTGCCATTCCCTGATTCTTAAAACGCTCGACTACGGTAACAGGGATGTCTAGCCAATTAGGTTCTTCAAAAGTTGTCCTACGGACTTTAGCTTCACGAGTTGCTTCATTACGTGTTTCATTACGTGTCATTGTATATTCTCCTTCCACGCTTATACGTTAGTATATTCGCCATCGGCCTGTTCGACCTTTAGCTTTTCTGCTGCATATTTCTCAAGTGGAATACCCCACTTCTGAGCAAGTCTTACGTCTTCCTGAGACAGTTTGATCTTGCTTCCTGAAGAAGTTTTTGGTGTGCGTGACGCACCTGCAACCACTTGAGCAGAATTTGACGTAACATTCTGTACACGTTCAGGCTGTTCTTGTTTTACAATTTGTTCAGCCTGTGCTTGGTATTTTGCAGGAAACTGGACACGTAGTCGATTGTCCACTTCCTCATAAAAATCTTCGTCAGAAGGATCATAACCTTCAGCTTTTAGTTCAGCATCAATTGCCAAGGCTGCTGCAGTCATAATCTGATCCTGACCAAACCAAGGATTGTTTCCTGCCCATTGGACGGCTAGTGGATCGTACTGAGGAGTAGCTTCCTGTTGCTGTGACTGCTCCCGTTGATTTTCTTGCGCTGCCTTAACACGTTCATTATATTCTTCCCATGCTCGCTTCTGCTGTTCAAGTGCAGTTGCCTGTGCATAGGTCTTGCTTAACTCTTCCTGTGCAGAAAGCATTCGTTCAGTGTCACCCTGATCTACTGCCATCTTAAATGCTTCACGAGCATTTTCCAGACGACTTGCTAACTGCTGCTCTGTTGAATCCAGAGAATTTTTTAGACTATTGGTAAGTTCAGTATCTTTTGTCTGTACTGACTTACGAAGTTCTTGCATTTCTGCACGAAGCTGTGCAATTTCTTCTTCACGTTCTTTACGCTGCTTAATAAGCTGGCGAATACGCTTCTGTGCACCTTTGGTTTCAACGCCTTCAAGTTCTTCAGGCTTTTTGTTTTCTGTTTTAGAAATCTTTTCTGGTTCGTTGTCAACATCTTCCAGCAATTCCTTTTCACTAGAAGCAGCAACGTCTTCAGCCTGTTCTTCTTGACTTTCTACCTCAAATTCAATCTTTTCCTGTTCTGGCTTTTCAATTTCAATGGTTGCCCATTCATTTTCGTCTTGTGACATTATTTTTCCTTTCTGTTAACGATAGTTGCGAAACTAACGAATAAACGCTATATATTGATTTGTATTATATGTTAATAAATATAATTATACAAATTAGTTTGAAAGATTATAAGTTGGATCAAGCAGATTAGGTGACTTAATTTTCATAATAATCTGATCGTCAAATAGCAGAAGTAGCTTCAAACCCTTATAAACAAACTTCTGACCTGTGTGCTTACCATAACAAACGTAGTCATCTACGTTACACCACAAACCAGCAGGAAACTTCTCCTTGTCCTGATATGCAAGAGTACCAAGCTTCAGAACTTTACCTACTGTTGTAAGATAAGCAATATCGTCAATTGCCTTGTCAGGAAGAATAATTCCTCCCTTTGTCTTTTCCTTAATTGAAACAGGGCGTACAAGTACATGATAACCCGGTAGATCAGGAAGGTCTTCAAAAGGAATTTCTAATGAACCGTCGCTAATCCAATCGGAGTTATCAATTGCACCACCCATCATAGGTGTCTGCATGAGTTTTCCTTTCTTATTATTATTCTTCGTCTTCGTCTTCGTAAATTCTATTTTTTACAATGTGCTGAAGGTGGGACATTGACCATTCAATTCCTTCAATTTTTCCCACCAACTGACGATAATCAGCATAATCTGAAGCACCGCCATTCGCAAGAACTTTTTTTAGTTCTTCAATTTCTTTTTGAAGAACAACATTCATTTCTTCCCAAAGTAACATTATTGTTTATTAGCTTCTTTTACAAACTGAGTAATCATGTCTGCAGCTTTAAGTGCTTTACTATTATCAAGTGTTTCTGCAGTTTTTGTAAGGTCCATAATGGCGTCAAGTGCAGCAATTGCTTTTTTGGCATTACGATCCTTTTCTTTTTCTTGACTTGTATTAGAAACTTTAATACCTTCCTTGAGCATATCAAGTTGCATCTGTGCTTCCTTAATGTCAAGTTCACGGTTCTTCATGGCTGCGTCAACGCTTTCCTTGGCAACTTGTGCTTGAACCTTCTGCTGTTCAACCTGTAGACGTTGACCTTCAAGCTGTACCATTTGTGCTTCAGGTGTCTGTATCTGCTGCATCTGTGCCATTGCCTGATTAGCTTGCATGACTTGCTGTGCTGCCTGTGCAATTACCATTTCCATTACACGAGGATCGTTAGGATCAACCTGTCCACTTGCAACTGCTTCAGGTCCGTACTGCTGGATCATTTGCTGTGCAACGCCATTGACTTGTTCCTGATACTTCATAATCATATGTTCTTGCATATTGGCCTGTAGAACCGGAGCAATGCGCTGCATTAGAGGATTGGCACCATTCTGTGGGTCTTGCAGATACATCATCTTTGCCTGAATATGTGCGTCGTGATTTTGTCCAACAAATGCCTTGATTGGAAGACCCTTTACTGCTGCGGCAATGTCACTGACAGGATCAAGAGGAACTGACTCAGGCTTGCGTGGCATAATCCGATCAATGTTTGGCATATTGGCAGCCATAAGAATTGTACGGTTTAGTTCTTCCATATTGAACATACCGGGAGGTGACTGCTGTGCAAGCTGCAGTGCCATGTTTGCCATCATCATACGATGGGCATTAGACGGAATGTTTGGATCAGAGACAGGAAGAACATCAATACGTCCGTCAAAGTCTGTCTTGTAAATTTTTAGTGTGCCGTTTGGAATATCGCACATACTTTCTTCTGGCAGATATTCATAGTTAATACGTGCAAGAAGTTTAAATTCTTCCTTTTGTGATTTGTGAAGGCGTTTATGTACTGCACTAAAGAACTTGCTACTAGCTTCCAGTAGTGCCATTGTTGTACCTACTGGACCATAAGTTGCTGCATCTGAAACAACCTGTTCAGTTGTGTCAGCAAACTTCTGTGCTGCTGCAGTAACAAAGTTTAGCATCTGGAATAGAGTTTGAGAAGGTTCCTTGTACGGAAGAGGAATGATCATTTTGGTAAGATCATTACCTACTGCTTCAACTTCCTTAAACTCACCGGGAGCAATAGGATCATTGTCTCCTACAATACGTGTACCCTTTGCCTTGAAACCTGCTGGTAGATTTGCAAACTGACCTGCATCAACAAGGTTACGCATAGCTGAAGTTGCAGTCATGGTAAGATT